TGAACGTTCTTTAGACTTCACCGTGAGCTCACGGACGAGCCAGCATCATCTCGGTGGGGCTGCGGGACAAGGAGGACGTCATCGTAGTTCCCCTCTACGAATCCAGGCCTCCAATTTCGCCACCCCCCGTGATAATACAGGTTCGTTAGCTCGATCGGTGTCGGTAAATGGTTCCAAACGTCAAAACGCAGGTCTCGCGGATTAAGATCCGTGAGCTGCAGCAAACGCCGAATTCCGTCGAAATTCATGGTTGGTCCCATAGTGTAACGGCGCAAATAATTATAGTACATTTCTACAACGCGGTTTACTCTAGGATTGTTCCATGATAAAATATAGTACGAAATTGAACGAATCAGTTCCCATCCGGGATCATCTTCTTGATTGATCTCGGGGTACATCAGATGTTTCCAAGTGTCCTCCGCCGCACCGAAGGGTTTGAAGTCCCCATCCCAGTACAGGGACAGGAAGTTCGCGCCCTTCATGCAGTCGGGGGTACTATGAAACGTTCTAGCGATATGCGACTTTCCAGGATGGACCGTAGTCCCAAAGTCCCCCTTCAGCTCCCGGGACATCCTGTCTATGGTAATAAAGTTATCAATGGACTTAAAGCGTATGATCGAGTCGTCGCCGAACACCCAAATCTTAGCCTCAATTCCCAATTTTATACATATTGACTCCAGCATAATAAAATTAGACACCGACCCAATAATTGAGGTCCACGGATCCCCGCTCGTAACGCCGCGCTTCTTCTGAAACACGGCGCCAGCGGGGGTCGCGAAGATGGTGTCCACTAGCTCGCGATACTCATTCGTCCAGTATGTGCTCGATCCAGGATCATTCGAAAACCTGGACTGGACGTACGAAAATGCGGCTGTGAGAACCCATCTTGGGAGTGACTGGTCGAAACCAGAAAAATCTAACATCATGTAAACGGAGCCAGGAGGGCCCTTAACTTTTCTACCAAAATCTTGCCACTTGCCACCAGTCGGTCCCAGCCCTAACATACACCCACCGTCGACACGGTCTAATCTCTTCAGGTGTCTAGTATACTGCTGGGAAGCCAAGGATCCCAGAAGGTGCCGCACAATGCACGGCACCATAATGAGACGACCATCCTTCGCTTTCTCTTCCGCTGTAATGTTAACAAGCTTGCCTCGGCCGGCAAGCTTGCATGGCACGCGGTCCGGAAGAATGCCATCTATGACCATCTTCCTCAGGTCTCTTCTGGCATGTAACACCGCTTTGGGGAGTGCATCCTTCTTCGTCTTATACCCGTAGGCGGCGTACCGCAATCCTGGACTCGATTGGGATGGGACGCGGACTCCATCAAGCTCGGATTCCCGAAGCCAATCCTCAATCCAAGGTCCGGCGCCTCCCTCCAAGCTCGCAAGTACCTCTAGGGCATAGCGCATTCGGAGGGCGACGCCTGGGTGCGGCGAGGCTTTGTTCTTCTGGTATCCGGTCAAGTGGATGAGCAGGTCCTTTTCCAACGGGGGACGGAATTCGTACAGGTTAAGATCAGATGGTTGCTGGAGATAATCCCCAAACACAGAGCAAAAACGACTAAAATACAGACTACGGTGGGTCCCTGGAGGACTATACCCGTACGAGAAGCGTCTCGAGTAACCTATCTTCTTAAAACCGAGGAAATAAAAGGCGTTATTTAATGAAATACGGTGAAAGCCTTTGGCGGCCCTAATGGCCTCTACAGTAAGCGGTGGTTGAACAGCGGGGTTCCTACGATCGGATCTAAGTGAAGAGGACTCGCTGATATAGGACACGACCGACCTGTCATCGGAAATGTCAACATCGCCGACCTCTTCGACTAGCGATGTGCGAGTACGCGCTACCTCGATCACA